GATTTCTTAGTTGTATGTGATGGTACAAATAATACACCAGAAGTTATTGATAGAAATGAGTTTATTGGTGATATTTACATCAAACCAGCTCGTTCAATTAACTTCATTCAGCTAAACTTCGTAGCTGTTCGAACAGGTGTTGCATTCTCTGAAGTTGTTGGCAAGTTCTAATGAAAAATTAAGGGGTTTTTATTATAAATAATAGTAGAAACCCCTTACAATAAGTCATTATAAATAAAAATAAAAGGAGTCATAAATGGCTTTCAATATCGAAAATTTTAAAGCAGAAGGACTTGCTTCAGGTGGTGCAAGACCATCCCTGTTCAAAGTATCACTACCAGATTGGCCAGGTTCTGCATCTGGTCAAGGTCGTAAATTAGAATTTGTTGCAAAAGCTACTCAGGTTCCACCATCAATTCTAGGTCAAGTTGAAATTCCATATTTTGGTCGTAGAATTAAATTGATTGGTGATAGAGTATATACTAACTGGAACATTACTGTAATGAACGATGAAGATTTTAATATTCGTTCATCTCTAGAAAATTGGCATCAAAGTCTCAATGACCATCAAACTAATATTATGAATGGTCAAGTTACTAATGATCCTACTACATATAAAGTAGATGCAGATGTTATTCATTATGGTAAAAGAGGAGAAGTATTAAAAACATATCGATTCATTGGTATTTTCCCTGTTTCTATTGATGCAATTCCACTAGATTGGGAAGCTATCGACCAAGTTGAACAATTTGATGTAGAATTTGCTATTGATTACTGGGTTGACTCTGATAATAATCGTTTTGATGCAGGTGTACAAGAGGGAACAACACCACCTCTACCAGCAAGAAACCCATCATAAGGAAATTAATATTTTATGGAAATTTTTGGATTTAGTATTGAACGTACAAAAGATAAGGAAAAGAAAGAATTAAAATCTTTCACTCCTGAAGTAAAAGATGATGGTGCCGTCACTGTTGCAGCTGGTGGCACCTTCGGTACGTATGTTGATTTGGATGGAACTGTTCGAACTGAAGCAGAACTTGTTTCTAAATATAGAGAAATGTCATTACAACCTGAAATCGACAAAGCAATTAATGAAGTTGTTAATGAATCTATTGTTGTTGAAGATGGTGATAGCCCTGTAGAAATCATTCTTGATGATTTAGAAATCAATGATAATGTAAAAAAAGTAATTACACAAGAATTTAAAAATGTTCTTGATTTACTTGATTTCAGAAATTCAGGGTATGATATTTTTAAAAGGTGGTATATTGATGGTAGAAGTTACTATCATGCTATTATTGATGATAAAGCTCCAGCTGAAGGATTAAAAGAACTTAGATATATTGATCCACGAAAAATTAGAAAAATTCGTGAAGTTGATAAAAAAGGTGATCCTAAAACTGGAGCTACTTTACAAACAACTAAAGCTGAATATTATATGTATCATGATAAAGGTTTGAATTATGGTTCAAAAGCCATTCTTTCAAATCAAGGAACTTCTGGATTGAAGATTCAAAAAGATTCTATAATTCATACTACATCAGGAATTATGGATCAAAATAATATCATGGTTTTATCATATTTGCATCCATCAATTAAACCATTGAATCAACTTAGGGCTCTTGAGGATGCATCATTGATTTATCATTTATCTCGTGCACCAGAACGTAGAATTTTTTATATTGATGTTGGTAATTTACCTAAAATGAAAGCTGAACAATATGTTCGTGATATGATGGTTAAATATAAAAATAGACTTACATATAATGCTGATACTGGTGAAATTAAAGATGATCGTAAATTTATGACTATGTTAGAAGATTATTGGCTACCAAGACGTGAAGGTGGTCGTGGAACAGAAATTTCTGTATTACAAGGCGGTACACAATTATCACAATTACTTGAATCTGTTGAATATTTTCAAGATAGGTTATACAGATCATTACAAGTACCATTAACAAGAATGAAACCAGATTCTGTATATAATTTAGGTAGAGCTACTGAAATTACAAGAGATGAAGTCAATTTTTCTAAATTTATTGATAGAGTACGTTCAAAGTTTTCAAATTTATTTTTATCTGCACTTGAAAAACAATTAGTATTAAAGAAAATTGCAACACCTGATGATTGGCAACAAATTAAGAAATACATTCGTTTCCATTTCTTACGAGATAACTATTTCACTGAATTAAAAGAATTGGAAATTATGAATGAAAGATTTGTTCGTTTGAGAGATGTTGATGATTATGCAGGTAAATACTATTCACATGAATGGATTCGAAAGAATATTCTACAACAAAATGATGAGGATATTGAAAAAATGGATGAGGAGATCGCAATGGAAATGCAGAACCCTCAGTACAATCAAGAATTAATGATGCAACAGCAACAGCAACAACAAGAACAGGAGCCAGAAAATGGACAAGAACAATCTAACTAAACTTGTGGTTGAATCTTTAGAGAAAAAACCATATGATATGAAAGAAACTTTTAATGAACTTATCAAAAACAAAGTTCATGAAATCATTGAGCGTAAAAAAGTTGAAGTAGCTGAAAATTATTTTGCAGAAACAACTGAAGAAGATGACACAGAATCATTTTTTGAAGAGTTTCATGCAGAATATGGTCATTTACCAGTTGAAGAACAACTAGAAATCATGAAAGAACTTGAAGAATCTACTGGGGAATAATTATGGCTAAGTCATTTAAAAATATCATTAATGAGGTTTATGAACCAAAATCTCCAGACGAGAAGAAATTTAAAGACAAGCATATTTCCAAATTATTTCCAAATATGTTTGCTGATTCTCAGTATGATAAGTTATTCAAAGGTTCTACTGCTGAAATAGATCGTGGTAAAGATAGACACGGATACAATCCTGGTGAAGATGAAAAAGTTTATGAAGATACTCAGTTAGATGAAATGATCAAAGTAGGTGCTGAAGTATCTTTCATGCATCCTATACATGGACTTGTAAACGGTACTGTGTCTCAAGTCCATCCAACAGAACAAATGTATAATATTAAAACAAATGATGGTGAAGAACGTTTTCATCATGGACCTTTATATCCTCCTTTAACTGGACATGATATGTCTCATAGAAAATTACCACCAAGAGATGAAGTAAGGGTAGCGATGCAAAACCCTAATGTTTATGAACAATTTGATTTATTTGAGAAAGCAATGAGTGTTGCTCAGCAGAAATTGATGGCAATTGCTCTACGTTATAAAAGAGATCCTGAATCAGTTCCAGATGCATCTGATTCGGTAAAAAAGTTAGCTGATTCGATGTCAGAAAAACAATTAAGTGATTTTGCAGAAACCAAACACAAAGGTTTGCCAAAAAAGGTTGAAGATTAATGGCTAATTCTATTATTCATAACAGAAAAAATTTATCTGTTTCATTACATGCAGATGCTAATACTACATGGACAATAGCAGGTAATAGTTCTGTATCAGATATTGCTACAGGTGATGAAGTTTTAACAGGTGCATCTATCAAACAAGTTTGGTTTGGTAGTTCATCTGGTAATGGTATGTATTGGGTAGTTAAAAGAGGAGCCAATACTATTGGTGTCTATGATTCTACTGGATGGAAAGATTATGCTGGTAATGGAAACATGATCAATAAGGATTCAGATGGGTCATTAGTTGTTGAATTGAATAATCCTGCTGGTGGTAGTGCATATATCATGATTGAATTACAAAAAGAAGGCACATTTGACAAAACATACTAAGAGGAAATAGTTACATGAAACTCATTTTAGAGCTTCAAGAGGATATCAGTTGTATCACTGAAGAAAAAGAAGATGGCAAGAAGAACCTTTTCATTGAAGGGGTTTTCATGCAATATGATACACCTAATCGTAATGGACGAATTTATTCTAAACCAATTATGGAAAAAGAAGTAAATCGTTATATGAATGAGGTAGTGAACCAAAAGAGAGCTTATGGTGAACTAAATCATCCACAAGGACCACAGATCAATCTTGACCGTGTTTCTCATATAATTGAGACTCTAGAAATGAGTAATGGTGGTAAAGTCTACGGTAAAGCTAGAATTGTAGAAACACCTATGGGTAATATCGCAAAAGGATTACTTGAAGGTGGAGCAAATCTAGGTGTATCCACAAGAGGTCTTGGTTCTTTGAAAGAAGGTAAGAATGGAATTATGGAAGTACAAGAGGATTTCCGTCTTGTAACAGCAGCAGATATTGTTGCTGATCCATCTGCACCACAAGCATTTGTAAAAGGTATTATGGAAAATGCTGAATGGGTATATTGTGAAAAGACAGGTGAATGGGTTGAAGAAGCTAAAAAAGAAATGAAAAAACTTTCTAAAACTCAATTAGAAGAACAAATGCTTTCATACTTCGATAAGTATTTAAAAACACTATAATTATAAATATTAATTAAAAATACCAAGGAGAACCACTCAATGGATTATAAAGAAGATCACAAGAAAGGTGATTCCGTAGAATGTAATATTGGCGATGACAAGCAAATGTGCACCTACGTTCGACACGATAATAAATCAGGAAAATGTGTAGTAAAAACACAGGAAGGCAAAATGGTAAAATTAGATCCAAAAGACGTCATGAAAGTTGATGACGACAAAGAGGAAATGAAAGAAGAAACTGCAGCAGCAGAAACTCTTGATACCAAACCATCCTATGCAGCTGATTCATCTAAGACTGCAATGATGTCTACAATGGTCAATGCAATGGCTGGAATGAATCAACAAGATCTTTCACATTTTCTAACTCAAGCTCTAGACCTAATCGGTAAAGAAGCAGAAAATATTCCCGATGATGCAGCAGATAATAATCGTGCATCAGTAGCAATGAAAGGTGATGCAAAAGCAGCTATGTTACCTTTCAATCAAGCAGTAAAAGAAGATGTCTCAGAACTTTTTGGTTCTGAAGAATTATCAGAAGCATTTCAAGAAAAGGCAGCAACATTATTCGAAGCTGCTGTACATGCAAGAGTTAATCAACATCTTGTAGAACTTGAAGAACAGTTTGAACTGAAGTTAGAAGAACAGTATGAAGAACTTACAGAACAGCTCACTGAACAGCTAGATGATTATGTATCTTATGTAGCTGAAGAATGGGCAAAAGAAAATGAAGTCGCCATTGAATCTTCTCTAAAAAATGAATTCAGTGAAAGCTTCATTTATGGTCTTCGCAACCTATTTGAACAACACTATGTACAGTTCCCTGAAGAACAAACTGATGTTGTTTCAGCACTTGCGGAGAAAGTTGAAGAACTAGAAAATGAATTAAATGAGCAAGTGAATGCTAACATTGAATTGGTTGAAATGCTTCAAGATCAAACTAAAGAAGATATTTTCGATGAAGTTTCTGAAGGTCTTGCACTTACTCAGGTTGATAAGTTTCGCACATTAGCTGAAAGTGTTGATTCCGATATGGATGATGAAACATATCGTCGTAAACTTGAAATCATTAAAGAAAATTATTTCGGTATTCAAGCCCAACCATCAACACTCTATGAAGAAGTGGAAATTGAAGAAGAAGCAGAAAAACCATCCTTCTCAACTCCACATATCGCTAATTATGCTAAAGCAATCTCAAAAACTACAAAAAGATAAATAATAATAACCCAAAAAAACATTAGG